CTCGCGCAGCGCCGCCTTGAAGTCTTCGGCGTACTGCCGGGTCTCCGGCGATGCCTGATAGCACAGCCGCTTGCGCCATGTGTCGATGAGGTTCTGCGCGTTCGCTTCTCCTGTGAACGTGACCGGCGTCTCCTGCGGCAGTTTCCCGCGCGGAATGCCGGTGCGGTCGCTCCTCTGTGTGCGGATGAAGCACTCCCATTTGTGCCGTGACCAGTGCGTGGCAACCCAGCTCGGAATGCCACGCCAGCGCCAACGCACGCGGAGGTCGCGGATCGGGCTGTGCTCCGCGATAAGGATATTGCGCTTGAATTGCTCGCTCGGCTCGTGACCTAGGCTCTCCTTGCCTACGGTCGCGCGGCAGTCGTCTACTACCTCGCGCCAACTTCCCTTGACGCCAAGCAGCTCTGTCTTATTGTGCATTGTCACCCTCCTCTTCCGCCCGGTCGAGGGCGGTGGTCGCAACGGCATACGCGCTCCACTGATCGGCGCGGAAGCCGTAGAAAAAGTCTGGGTTTGCTTTCGTGCCCTTGCCGCTGCGGAAGTCATGCGACGCGAAGCGGTCAATCAGCGCGTGGCGGATGGTGGTATCGTTCGCGCGAGGACTGCCGCAGATATTGAGCTTCTCTTCCTTGCGCGTGACGATGTGGTACGGTACGCCGCGGTCGTCAAGCAGTTGCTTATAGCGCCCGATCCATTCGCACGTCTCAAACACGTCGCGCCCGACCGCCATGCCGTAAGATTCGATGATCTCGATCGCGGCAACAGCGAACGCGCCGCCGGACACAATGCCGGAGACGAGCGCGTTCTCGTCCTTCCCCCCATGCACCGGTGCGCGGGTGATCGTATCGACGATGCACCAGCCGGTCTCCCGGTTGCCGGGGTCAAGGGCCAGCATGGTCGGCATTCGCGGCACCTCCTTGCATTGCGGCGAGCATTCGCTCCACTTTGTCCAAGTCGTCCTTACCGGAGACCGGCGCGCGCTTCTCGCTCTCGGCCTTCACGCCGTCTTTCACAAGCCACTGCCGGATGACGGCGTAGTGGGATTTGTACCGTGCGCCTTTGCTAGTGATGTACAAGGACAGGCGCTCGATATATGTTCCGTAGTCGTTCGGGTAATCTCTCTGGAGCTTTGCCAGCTCGTCATCCGTGAGCATGACGTTGTGCATTTCTCCATAGGGTTTCTTTTCCGGCGGCTTTGCGGCGGCTTTTTGCGCCGGTCGCGCGGCTGGCTTTTCCACTCTGGCCGGTTCTGCGGCAGGTGGCGTCTGCGGGCGCTCGGAGTATGCCTTGTTTTCCTCTAGGCAGAGTGTTGCGAACTCTGCCTGATAGTTCGTAGGATGGTATCGGTCACTTTTGAGCGTGTTGTGCATGCGCCAGTGCCGGATGACAATGACGCCGGAATCAAAGACGATGATAAAGCGCTTTGCAAGGAGCAGCTTCAGATCGTCAGCCGCTGCGCCGACATAGTCCGTGATGCGCTTCGGATTGTTAATAAACCCGTCGTCATCCGCGCGCATATTGAGGTGAAAATACAGGGCCTGCGCGGAGAGCGGCATCTCCAGAAACGCATCACTGTCGATGAGCGAGCGCGCGAACATTCGTTTTTCTGCCATGGCGCGCCCTGGTTAGAACGGCAGGTCGGATTCGTCGTCCGGCAGGGCCTCAAACTTTGGCTCATTCGTGAAGTCGTCCGCGACAACTCCGACGCCGCGCACGACGCCGGGATAGGCGGAGGCAAGCTGCTCCACGCTGGCAGAAGAGACCGGGACGGACGCTTTGACAAATGCGTCTGCACGCAGGCGCTCCTCGCTGCGCTCCTCCCCGTCGCGGGTGGTATAGCTGCGCGTTGAGAGCTGCCCACATACGATGACGGCATCACCCTTTTTGAGCTGCGCGGCATTCATGGCGGCCTCATACCAGACCTCACAGTTGATCCATTCTGTCTGCTTGCTGCCGTCCGGCTGCACAGTGTCGCGGGCAGGAATGCTAAACTTCGTCAGCGGCGTGTTTTTCGAGCCGACGTTGGAAAACTCTGCGTCACGGGAAAGTTTGCCAGATACAATGCAATCGCCGGTTCTGGTGCGGATAATCATGGTTATTTACTTCCTTTCTTTTCGGTGCTACCGATGTGGACAAACACGCGTTTGTTCATGGTCGTGTTTCGGATGGATAGGTTCAGGATTTCGTGACGGTCGGAGCCGTCGTCATTTTTCACGTACTCGATCTTCTCGACCGCGAATCGGTCATAGCACTTGCGGCCGTTGGCAGTGTAGTTTCCTGCCGGGATCCAGATAAACGGTGCAGTATACAGCTCGCGGCCGATGCCCCAGTTGACGCACGCGCGCTTGAAGCTGTCGGACGCGAGGCCCTTTTCCGCCTCCGTGTTGGATTCCTTGCCGGTATCTTCCTTGCTGATCCACTGCCCTTTTTCGCTGTCCCAGATGGAGACGACGCAGTTGGCGTTATCGCGCCGGTGCTCTCGCTGCCAGTCCATTGCGCCGACCGTCTCGTCCAGAATGGTCATGTCGCAGCGGGCGTCTTTGTAGAGTAGGAGGACAAGGCCGTTATCCTTGACCTGCTGCACGCGGCATTCGATCTCGTCCGCGTACAAGCAACGGAATTTGTTCATGGTGTTTCGCCTCCTTCCGGCTCAAACTCCAGCGGGCAGTTGTACCCGATGGTGCGCGTGTCAAGCAGATACTCGCCGGTAAGGCGGCACTGCTTGCGGCTGTATGTTTCCAGACACGGGCAGTAATCACAGGCAATGTGCTCGTCGGCAAAGTAGATGCGTGCCCGGGCGAGGATATATCGCAGGGTTGCGCGGCCAGTCGTCATGGTGCTGCCCTCCGTTTTCTGGGGCGGCTCTGGCTGCGCTTCTGCCGCAGAACGGCGCGGCCGCGCTTGCTCTCGCACCACTGCGCGAATGTAATGTGCTTATCGCATCCAGGGCCGGGCAAGCATCCCCGCCGATGGCCGGTATCGAGGATGTACAAGCACACCCGTGCACCGGGTTCGCCCTTGCTATTGCTGCAGCCGGAGAGCACCTGATAGTGCGCACAGCTGCGGCAATAGCGGCTTTGCGGGATGCCGCCGCGAATGTAGGTGTCACTTACAATGTCCATGCGTCTACCTCCTTCACGCATTCCGGGCAGCCGACGATGTTGCCCCATCGGTCACGCAGCAGCTTGTCCGTCTCCGCATCGCACACCGGGCAGCGTGGGCAGGTGTAGGCCGGTGGCTCAACCGGCGGTTCGATGTTCAGCGCGTAATGGATCATGTTTTCACCACCAAATCTCTTTTTCGTCACGGCGATCGGGAACTCCTCGATCTCGCTTGCCCATACTGCCGTTCCAGCGCCGTGCACGTCTTCCCAGCACAGCGGGAAGCCTCCGATGCCGTCAAACAGGCTGCCGAGTGTCGCACCTTCCGGCAGATAGGCCGCCATGCGCCCGAACATCCAGCGCCAGAACGGCAGCGCGATGCTGTTGCCGAGCGCCTTGTACCGTGCGCTGTCGGATGTCTTGCGCTTTTTGCCAGTGCTGTCGGTATAGTCGCCGATGTCCGTCCAGCCATCCGGAAATCCCTGAAGCCGTTCACATTCCAGCGGGGTCAGACGCCGCACGACCATGCGATGCATAAGCGTTTCTTCCGCACCGCCGCTCGCGTGCGCTCGCAGTGTGCCATATTGTTCTATATAGGCATTGCATTCTTCGTCAATTCCGACAACCAGATCCGTGCTGTCCTTGTAGTCCCGCTGTTTGCACGCGCTGGCAACGTCAGCCTGACGGTAATCGCCAAAGCCTTGCATCTGGTATGTCAGCGGCACTTGATTTCCGCCTGTCCCCATTCGCGCTTGCAGGCTCGGCACGGTCTCTCCGCATTCGCGGATCACATCGCAGGCGTGCGTCATATCCAGCGCCACCGCAGGTGCAACCACAGCGGGCTTATTCCCGCCGCACTCGGCATTCAGTGTAGGGGACAGCTCCTCCTGATAGCCGATGCTCCGTGCCTGTTCGCTGTTGCCCAGCTTAAAGGCGGCGCACAGCACCGACGGCCCGCTTGCATCGCCGTACCGCCCCGTTCTCGCTGTCACTGTCGCAGCCGTATCGCCTGTAAGCGTGGCA